AGTCAGGTGTCGGTATGGGCAATAAACCCAGGGGCGATTTCGCGCCGAACCATTGGACACCCAGCAACCCGGCGTTTAAAGCATTGGTGCCCTGGGAAGCTGCTACATGCTGGTTTGTCGCCTGGCCGGGCACCGGGCACGCAGCGACAAATACCGGGATAAATATCAAACGGCTGGAATTCTGGGTGCAACGCGATTCCACCGGCGAGTGGCGACTTGAAAATGCAGCCAACCTGCAAATAGGCTGGCCGAGTGTTGGTGGAGCTGTAAATACGCGCGTAGAAGCCGATGGATCAAGATCATTCTTTCTGTCTGGTGACAGAAACAGCGGCTATGTCGGCGGCACGCCGTATGCGCTGCACGGCTCTACATCAAGATTTAACCTAACTGATGGTGATGATATTCGTTGCATCAATGCTCGGCTTCGACATAAGCTGATTCTTGAGGATGATGAGGGCGTGAATGATATGGACGATGCGCAAATATATGTCAATATTGGCGCTGATGCATGGCCAGGGATGTCCACTATCGTGGGAGATTACACGCCAATGACTTATGCGCCACAAGTTTTTTCGTCTCGTTTTGAGCTGGCAACTGTTGAGCAGCGTTATATACAAGTGGCAACAATCAACCCGCCCTCACAAGAAACTGGGTATCCGGCTGGTAATAGATCAATCTCACGCGCTCAATTCGAAAGCAATCTATCCACTCCATTTGCGGCAGTCAATTCATCTGCTAGTGATGTAATTACTGCATTAAGGCGTCGCTAATGGCTGAAATAATACGTTATATAAATCAAGCCTCAACCGCTGGAGGAGACGGCACTACAAATGCCACATCTGGAGCTAATCGAGCATATGCCTCATTTTCTGAGTGGCAGTCAGCTGAATCCGCGCTTCATACGCCGGGAAATTGGCATCATGTAATTGCCAGTGGTTCAGGAGCCTTGGTTGATAGTTTCACTGTTACATCAACAGGCTGGGGTAGTAGTGATTTCATTTTGATTGAGGTTGATTCGGCTTCAAGGCCGGTCAACGGTGTGCCAAAGTCTGGGTTGTATTTGTCTGGTAATACTGGCTATGCTGGTTTGGTTGAGATACAGAGGCCGTATGTTTATGTGGTTGGTCTGGATGTCGAAAATACGCATAGCAGCGGCCATGCTTTCAATGTCAATTCCAGTGTTACAAATTTAGTTCTGTTTAAGAATTGCATAGCTAAAGCTGGCAGCACCGCGTACAGAATGTCCGGCGCTGGAACGGACGGAATTATCGGCATTGTTGATTCTGTTGCATGTGATTCAGAAATAGGCATCCTGAGTGCAAACTGGACTCATTTGCGGGTGTATGGTTGTACAATTGATAATTGTACTGATGGAATTAAGAAGATAGATACAACCGGAACGGGAAGGATAACTGCGCGTAATAATGTAGTTGTTGGTGGCACCAACAAATATGCAACACCGTTGGCCGATCATTTCAATACGTCAGACAGCGCAAGCAATGCGACCAGTGATGCGTCAACAACAAATGTCCCCGGCTCCAATCCGGTTGCAAACATTTCATCTAGCGATTTTGAAAATTACGCTGGCAATGATTTCAGGCTGGCGAGTGGCAGCGCATTAATCAATGCTGGCGCTGCAAGTTCATCATTTTACGATGATTATGATAGAGCAGAGTACACAGTGCCAACATCAGATTTTCTTGGTATGTCTAGGCCGCAGGGCGGGTCGTGGGATATTGGCGCGTTTGAGTTTGAAGGCGGCGGTGGTGGATTTTTGTCTGCGTGGGTTGTTAATTCTAATAGGGTTATTGCATGAAAAAGAATGTAGCAAGCCAAGCGATTGGCGCTCAAATGGTTTCGTCTACGGATGGAAGCGCGTTTACTGGCACTGTAACTGTATACGTCACAGGAAATGGTGGAACACAAGCCATCGGATCGGTTGGCAGCGGAGTATGTACTCATGAAGGTAATGGATTTCATTCATATGCGCCAGCGCAGGCAGAAACAAATTACGATCATATAGCGTTTACGTTTATTGGCACCGGCGCTGTGCCCGCAACAATTCAAGTTTACACGGCATTCCCACAAACCGGCGACAGTTTTGCCCGCCTTGGTGCGCCAGCAGGTGCTTCTGTTTCTGCGGATATTGCTACGATAGATAGCAATGTAGACGCGATACTGGTCGATACCGGGACGACGCTGGAGAATCATTTGACGGACATCAAAGGAGCCACATTCAATGGCGCGGACGATTCTCTTGAAGCAATCAGGAATAGAGGTGATGCTGCATGGGTTACTGGTGGTGGCGGCAGCATAACGCAAATGCTGAATGTTCAACCGATTATCCCGTCTAGTATTGATCTTGCAAACACGGCCACGGTCAGACTTGGCTTGATACTACTGAATGCCTTAGACGACCTTCCATCAACAGCAGAGATAACCCCAGGAACAATTTCAATCGAACGTAAAGCATATGGCGGAACGTCATGGAGCGCTGTTGTCACTGACGCGGCGATGTCAGAGCAGGCTGGCATGGTGTACTACGATGAGGTATTTGATGCCGGCACGGGTTATGCGCTGAATGATTCTCTGAGGATAACATTCAAGTCAGTAAGTATAACGGCTGACGCAAACACATATGAAGTAGTCGGCGCTTCTGGAATCATGTTTCAAACCAGTATACGGGCGCAATATCCAGCTAATTTTAAAGATTTCAGTATTTCTCTCGGGACTGGATTGGTCGGCGTCATAAATAATTATGACAAGTTTGATTATGAGATTGCTGGGACAAAGACAAAATTAGATGATCTGAACGATATAACAGCGTCTCAGGTTAATGATCAGGTTGATATTGCATTAGCTGACATCCATCTGGATCATCTTCTGGCTGTTGATTACGACCCAGCAAGCAAGCCTGGGGTTGCTACTGCACTCCTTAACGAATTGATTGAAAGCGATGCTGGCGTGTCTCGCTACACTGCGAACGCGCTTGAACAAGCACCTGCTGGCGGTGGTGGAACAGCAGATTGGACTGCTGACGAAAGAACGGCAATTCGGGCGATACTCGGCATACCTGGATCAGGCACGACACCCGCCGATCCTACGGCGGGGATACTCGACACAATCAGGGATGCTGTTGGGGTGGTTGACGGGGTAGTCGATACGATACTGATTGATACCAATGAACTGCAAACCGATTGGGCGAATGGTGGCAGGTTGGACAACATACTCGACGCAAGAGCATCACAAACCAGTGTGGACACATTAACAACGTATGTGGATACGGAGGTTGCGGCAATCAAGGCTAAGACTGATAACCTTCCTGCATCGCCAGCAGCAACCGGAGACATACCAAGCGCAGCAAGCATTTCTGATGCGGTATGGGATGAAGCGATAGCAGGTCATCTATCGGCAGGAACGGCAGGTAATGCGCTTAATGCCGCTGGCTCTTCAGGTGATCCTTGGTCAACTCCATTGCCTGGAGCGTATGGTGCTGGAACGGCTGGAAAGATCATTGGAGACAATATCAATGCGCCATTGAATACGATTGATACAGTAGTCGATGCAATCAAGGCCAAAACGGATTCACTGACATTTACTGATGCAGGCAAGGTTGACGCGACATTGCAGGCTGCTGCGGATGTCAAGGCTGCTGTTGCAAACAAGGTGGCTGATCATGCGTTAAGGCGCAATCTTGGCACTGCGCTGGCTTCCAGTGATGGCGACACTAAAACATTCAGGTCACTGGCTGGCGCAACAGCCAAGATGGTCAACAAGGTCGCGCTGAACAGTACGACTCTGACGGTATACGAGGCTGATGACAGTACATCGCTGGGCACGCAGACTGTCACTACCAGTTCTTCAGCAAGCCCAATAACCGCAATGGATACTGATTGATGAAAGAAATGGAAGATCAAGAAGAATCCAGGCACGAGAAGAACAAGCGCCTTGATGTGCTGGGTAAGGTCGTTGCGAAGATTCGTGATGAAGCTGTGGCTATGCGTAAGCAGTCAGGCTTTGAACGTCAATGGGCTGAGGATGAAGATTATTACGATGGTATCGATGATTACAATCCGCGCACATTAGCTGACTACAATAAGCCTAGATCGCCGGATGGAGTGCTGACCGCGCCGCCAAAGGATGAAGGCATCGGTAGTACCGCATTTATCAACATAACTGCACCGTTCGTGGATTACGCCTCAGCCAGAATGGGCGATATTCTTTTGCCTGCAAACGAGTGGAATTTTAAAATCAATCCGACTCCTGTCCCTGAGTTTGATCAGCATGAGGATGATGAAAGGCCATTTGGCATTGTTGATCAGAATGGAAATCCTTTGTCACTTGGCGATGTCATAAAGGAACGCAATAAACGGGTATCAGAAAGCGCAGAGAAGGCGGAAACCAGAATAAAAGACTGGCTGACGGAATGCAATTTCAAATCAGAATCGAGGAAAGTTTTAGAGAACGCAGCAAAAGTTGGGGTTGGAATACTGAAGGGGCCGTTCCCAAACAAGCAAAAATCCATAGCATTTGTTGATGGTTCTGTAAAAATAGTTGAGACGTTGCAGCCTGAAAGCTGCTGCGTTAATCACTGGAATTTCTTTCCTGACATGAGTTGTGGTGAGAATATTCAGGATGGTTCGTATGTTATCGAGCGTGATTATTTAACCGCGCGTCAATTGCAACGATTGAAAGGTGTTAATGGCTACCTTGACAACCAGATTGACAAAGTACTGAAGGAAGGGCCGGGCAAGGAATATGAGAATAGCAATAAAATAGCAGACGGCGATGATCGGTTTGAAATATGGTATTGCTATGTTGACATCAAGAAGGAAGAGCTTGCAGACCTTGATGAAGACTACGAATGCGAGTGCGAAGAGAACGCCGATAGTGTTCCCGCTATTGTTGTGCTGGTCAACGACACGGTAATCAAGGGTATCATCAATCCACTGGAAAGCGGCGAGTACCCATATGACGTGATGGCATGGCGGCGTGTTCCTGGAAAGCCGTTTGGTGTTGGTGTCGCGCGTCAAGGCAGGAAGGCACAAGACATGCTGAATGCTTCAGTTCGTGCGCTGATGGATAACATGGGGCTATCAGCAGTGCCCATGATCGCCCTGATCAGGAAGGCATTAACACCGGCAGATAATTCCTGGGTTATTAAAAAAGGCAAAGTATGGTTCATGAACGAGGAAACCGGCGTTCAGGATATACGACAGGCTATACAAACGCTGGTTATACCGTCCATGCAAGCTGAACTAACAGCCAATATAGAGCTGGCTATGAAGTTCATGGAAGACATTACCGGCATAACCTTCCTTCTGCAAGGTCAGCAAGGTTCAGCTCCTGATACCGTCGGAGGAATGAATCTACTGCACCAGAACGCATCAACGGTGCTGAGGCGATGCGCAAGGATATACGACGAGAATGTTATTGAACCGCATATACGCAGGTATTACGAGTATTTGTTAATTGATCCCTTAGTACCTGCTGATGAGAAAGGAGATTTACGGATAGAGGCGGTCGGATCATCTCACCTGGTTGAAAGAGAAATACAGTCAATGCAGTTGCCTCAGTTGCTGCAACTAGCAATGAATCCGGTATTTGAGAAGTCGCCTAAGAAAGCCTTTGATGAAATGATGCGTGCGTTAAAGTTCGATCCAGCCAAACTGGATATGGACGAAGAAGAGAAGCAGAAAATGGCTGAAGCGGCACAAGGACAGGTTGCGCCTCAAGTGCAGGCTGCTCAGATACGCGCACAAACAGATTTGCAGAAAGAACAGATCAGACAGGAAGCGAACGTTCAGAAGATGCAGGTTGATATGGATCGTGACCGGGTATTTGCTGAAGGTGTTACGCAGCGCAACCAAATGGCGTATGAGAAGAATATCGCTGATACACAGCTTAGGATTCAGGAAATGCAGCTTAAGCGTGAACTGGCTATGCTGGATTATGCCAACCGGACACAGCAGACACTGGATCAGATTAAAGCCGATCTTGCCAGTGATGTGATGAAACTTAACCTGCAGAAAGAATTGGCATACAGCAATGCAGCGCGTGAGGCTGAACAGGTAATCACACCACCTTCTGAGCCTGCCGGACGCGCTCCAGATGGGCAGGCATTCCAACGATGATAGAGCATAAACCATTTAAGTTGACGCGCGAGGAGATGGATTCCGCGCTATGGAAGAAACTGAAAAGTCATATCGAAAACAGACTGGAGTCAACGCGCAAAGAGAATGATTTTCCATGTGAAGAAGACAAGACCAGTAGATTGAGAGGCCGCATATCAGCCTACAAAGAATTACTTGAGCTTGGTGAACTAGAAGAGTAACCGGGTTCATATAACGATTAATCAAGCCACCCGCGAGGTGGTTTTTTTATTTTTAACTAATGACCGAGAGGCCAATAGATGAGTGAAAAGCAAGAAGTGGAAGTTACGGAAGAGGAAGCATTTCAGGCTGAAATGAAACGGCTGAGTGGTGTTGACGTTGAAGAAGCGCCAGCGCAGGAAGATGTTAATGAAGAAGCCGAAGAAACCAAGGATGCTGAACCGGAAGAACCTAAAGAAGCTGAGACAGAAGAGGCCGAAGAACCTGAGCTAAAGGAAGAGGCTAATGACCTTGCCAAGCAACTTGAAGCATTGCGACAGCAAAACGAGAAGCTGCAAAAGGCATTAGACAAAACCAATGGCACATACGGTTCACAGCTTTCCAATTTACAGCAACAGATTCAGTTACTGACGCAACAGCGCCAGGAAAAAGCTGATGAAGTTCAAAAGCAGGTATCCGCTGCCAAGCTGGAAAAATTGCGGGCTGGTGGTTTCGAGGAATTGGCTGACTTGCTTGAAAGTGATCTGAGTAATGTGTCTGCTGTTGATATGCCTGATATTGACGGCTTGAAGAGTGAGTTTCAGAAGCAGATAGAAAGCGAGCGCATTGCCCGCGAGGAAGAGCTTCAGCGAAGAGAGTTAAGGTTATTGCAGCGTGAGCATCCTGATTATTGGGATGTTGCTGGTTTCTCTGTTAATCAGAATGGATTGGTGCAGTGGAACAATGCGGCATTCGGCAATTGGGTTGCAGGACAGGATGAGGACACGCAAAGGGAAATCATCAATGGCAATGATGCTTACACGCTTGCTGACCATATCTCTGCTTACAAGCAAACACTCAAACAGCAACCACAAAAGAAAGCAGTAAATTTAGAAAAAGCCATACAGCCGAAAGGCATTCCATCCGGAAGAAATACTGTACTCGATGAGGAGGAGCAGGCTTTTAGGGATGAAATGAAACGGTTGATGGGGAATGTTTAATAGAGCCAGCGAAAGCTGGTTTTTTTATTTGAGGGTTTAAAAAATGCCTATTCAAGCATATAGCACACAAGAGCAACGAATTGGACAATGGCGGGCAAGGGTTCTTGCTCATGCACGTCCACAAATCTCACTGGGCACGGTTGGCGTTAATGACGACTGGAAAAAGAATATGGGTAAGACGGCAAAGTATCGCCGTTGGCTGCCCAAAGGTTCCAGTGCTGCGCAGCCTAATCGATTCTTTTTGGATGGCACGGGTGATCGTCATGCATCCTACGTGGCAGATCATCTAACATCTGAAGGTGTTACACGTGCTGCAGAAACGGTTGCAGCGCAAGACATCACTGTAACCATTCAGCAGTTCTCGATTCTGTATGGATACACAGACCAGACTTTCGACTTCTACGAAGACGATATTCCGTCAGTCATGACAGAACTGGCCGGTGAACGTGTTGGCCTGGTCAATGAGTCAGTTCTGTTTGGTGTACTGAAAGGCTGCACCAACAAGTTCTATGGTGGAAGCGGAACTTCACGCGCCACTGTGAACGGGCCTATTACGCTGAATGGTCTGCGCAAGATTGCGCGTAGTCTTCGATCAAATCACGCAGAAACCATCACCAAGATGGAAAGCATGATTCCTGCTGGTAATGGTTATGGAACCACGCCAGTAGGTGTCTGCTACCCGGTATGGATTCATACTGATCTTTGCCCAGATGTCTATGACCTGCCCAATTTCACGCCTGTTGAGGAATACTCAAAAGCTGAAAGCAAAGTGGCTAACGAGGTTGGCAAATGTGAAGGTTTCCGCTTTATCGCATCACCTGAATTGGTAGCTGTTCAGGATTCTGGTGCGGCAGTAGCTGGAACTGTTCCGTTGCTACACTCAACCACTGGAACCAATGCTGACGTGTATCAAGTCATTGTTGGTTCTAAAAACGCATGGGGTCATCTTGGGTTGAATCTTGCCAAAGGCGCGGTAAACGGACTAGCGCCTGGGCAGAAAGACAAATCTGATCCATTGGGGCAGCGTGGCTACATCGGCGCGAAATGGTATTACAACGCTGTTGTATTGAATGATCTGCAAATGGCTGTGTATGAAGTTGGCACACGTAACCTGTCTTAAGGGGGTGATGCATGGAAAACTTGATACAGAGAATGAATCAGATTAGCGACAGGGACGACGGAAGGAACTTATTCCTTGTTCTTGAGGGCGTTTATAACCGCCTTAATTCGCAGTGCCTCAGTTCTGCAGGTCTTGTTATCAAGGCCGGTGGATCGGCTTTAGCCAAAGCTGGCAGTGTTACACATGCGGTAGCGAATGGCGTACTGATTCGCAAGGCTGCAAATACTGACATGGCGGCATTGTCTGGAACTGTGACTAATGCGAAGTTCAATGTGTTTGTCTTCACTGTGGATTCCGCCGGTACGCTTTACACGCAAATGGGTACTGAAGGGGCAACCATTGGCGCGGTACGCTGGCCGACGATTGATCAGAAACGGGCAATTATAGGATTTGTAGTTATCAATCCTACCGGAACTGGTAATTTCGTTGGCGGCACTACGCCGCTTGATGATGCCACTGTTGTTCCTAATGCCGCGTATGTGAACACCCAGGGCGCATTTGATCCAACAGCCTATACAGGCGTTTAATTGAAGAGGTAATAAGATGCAGAATCTTGAAATCAGAGGTTTAAATTTTTGTACGTCAAAGGCTGCCCTGGCTGCCGGAACGACGACTACATTCAGCACTACGGGTGCAACGCTGTATTGTATTAAAGGCAAGGCGTATAGCACTGCCGCTGGTACTAATGCAGCTACGCCAACAACGGATGCTGTGACTGGGTCAGCCTTTAATGCGGTTGGCGCGAACAAGGGTTGTGTGTTCGTGATTTGCTATGACGGCGATTCAACTGCCGCCAACGCAATCAACGTCATTCAAAGCGCTATTGTTGATCTGGATGGCGCTGCAGATGGCGCTAATGCTCAGTTCATTGAAGGCGTTCCAGACTTTCCATACATTCCGGATACGTTAACGCCAATAGGGTATTTGATTACCCGTGTTGGCGCGTCCGGAAGCGCGTGGACATTCGGCAGTTCAAATCTGGCTGGCCCGCCTTCCAATGTGAAACATGATTTTGTGGATGTGATGGTTTTGCCGAGCACGCCACAAAGACCATAAGTTTTACCTTAGCCGTGGGGAGTAATCCCCAATTATAGGCCGTCCTTCGGGGCGGCTTTTTTTTGGAGAAAAAGAATGGCAAGAAGACCGCAAATTCAAAGTTCTGACGTTGGTATGCCTGAAGATCGTGAAGTGGATATAGGCATTTCCAAACCTTTGGATGATGACTTGATATACATCGCTCAAGATGGTGATTTGAAAGATGAGCGCATTGCTGCTGCGCTCAAAGAAGAACGCGACATGAAAGCGTTTATGGAACAGAAGGTGACATTTTTGATTGCCGAAACCGATGATGAAAACGCGCCAAATCCTGTTTCATGTGGCGTTAATGGAGTGATACGCACGTTTTGGCGCGGAAGAGAGTACACGGACAAACGCATGTTTATTGATTCGCTGATTAAAGTGGTACGCAAAGTTAAGACGGTGAACTTTAAAAATTCTGATGGCGTGGATGACACCAAGATGGAAGTTCGCTCTGTGCTGGCGTATCCGTTGCAAATTCTCGATGATCCTGCCGGTGATCTTGGCAGGCGCTGGTTTAGACATCAACAAGAAAACGCATTCTGATGAACTATTTGCAGCTTTGTCAAAGGTTGCGCCTTGAAGTCGGCGCGTCTGGTGATGATTCCACAGTGGTTAGCGCTTCTGGTGAATGGCTTAGATTGTGCACCTGGGTGAATCAATCCTGGATTGAGATACAGCAACTCTACCCTGATTGGAACTGGATGCGTGTTGAGAAGACATTTAATACCATAGCCAATCAGGCTGAATATGATTACGATGCCGCGCCATTATCACTGACAGACTTTGCTAGATGGCTGGAC